CCTCGAAGCCCTACGCATGTGCAAAGGTGATGAAACAGCTCTGGCCGAGAGGATACGCCTCGTAGGCCAAGCGCTCAACCGTGGCGATGCGGAATTCAACGCCGAGCTTTTGGAGCGCAACGCCTTCGCCAGCGCGTTCGCGATAATGACAATCAGCACCGGCGAAATGCTGCGCACCGCGAGGAAGGCAGCGAAGTGACCAAGCATCTTGTGGACAGTGAGGAAGATGAGGCCGGCATGAAACCGGCGATGCTGGCCTGTCCCCCCAGGATGCGGCGCTTTGTGCGCGCCTATTTTGCAAATCCTATCGCCAATCTTTCCGACACTGTGAGGGCCGCGGGTTATTGCGAAAACAGCACGAACCAAGTCGTCGCGGCGACGGCGCAAAAACTTATTCACGACAAGCGGATCATTGCAGCGATCGGCGAAATGGCCGGCGATGCTATGCGATCGGATGGCCCCAAGGCACTCGAAGCCTTGCGGGACATTTTGGCGGACAAGGAACACCCTCAACGAGCGAAGGTGGCGCTGGCCTTCATGGAACGAGCGTCGCCGACCGTCCAGAATATCGCAGTCACGCATGAAGTGATCACGCCCAAGGATCGGGACAAAGACATTGTGAAATACCTTCGTGAGCTGATCGAGATGGGCGTTGCACGTGCGGAGTTGGAGAAGAAATTCGGTTACAGCGATTTGCCTCGATACGAAAAACTTCTCGCGATCGAGGATGCCGCCAAGTCCGGAGCGTCGATCGAAGATGCGGAATTTGTGGAAGTGTCGGCCGACGAAGATAGGGGCTGGTGATGGATACCGATCTTGAAGTTCAGAACCCGAACGAAATCCGCCGCCATGCGAAAAAGATGCATACGGCCCTGGAATACAACCAGCGTTACCGACGCCTAGGCTACTATAAGCCCAACGCCCGCCAGTTGCTTTTCCACAACGCTGTCGCGACCGAACTTGCTCTGCGCGCAGGCAATCAGTTGGGTAAGACGACGGCGGCCGCGTCGCAACTCGCGATGGACGCAACTCAGATTTATCCGACCTGGTATGAGGGTCGCAAATTCCTGGTCAAGCCGCCGATCGAACGGCCGCATGAATTTGTCGGCTGGGCTGCGAGCACTACATCCGTAGCGACCCGTGATGGTCTCCAAACGAAGATATGCGGAGATATTCGCCAGAGCGACGGGTTAGGGCAAGGCATGGTTCCGCTCGACAACATTATCGGCGTCGCGCGCAGCCGTGGCATCGATGCGTTCGTAGACACACTGACCATCCGGCGCGAAAGCGGGGGCACCGCGATCGTTCAATTCAAAACCTATGAGCAAGGCTCATCGCAGTTCCAAGGCTCCGCCGTCGACGAAATTTTACTGGACGAAGATTATGGTTTCGGGCCGGGCGTCGACATCTGGAAACATTGTCTCGCGAGATTTCAAGCAACGAGCGGCAGGCTCATATGGACAGCGACGCCTATCCCCGGTTTAGGCAGAACACCCTGGCGCAAGCGTTTCTCAGAAGAGAGCGATCCCGATCGGCAAGAAATCGTTATGGGTATTGACGAAGTCGATCATATTTCGGAGATCGACAAAGAGAAAATCAAGTTGCGCTGGGCGAACGATCCCAATCGCAACCTTGTCTTGTATGGCGCCGATGCGACCGGCGGCGGCTCCGTATTCGAATTCCCGCATGAAGCCATCATGCACACGCGGGACGCATCAAGCTTCCCCTCTTGGTTTCGCTGGGCCTGGTCATTCGATTTCAGCCACGGCGGCGCCAGTGAGAGCGCTCATCCATTCGCGGCGGTGCTCTGTTGCCATGATCCCGACCCGGCGAACGATATCATTTACGTGGTCAAATGCATCCGCCTTCGCAAAATGCTCGCCGTGCAGCATATCGCGCGCATCCTGGAACACCCTATGTGGGATGCGCCCGTGCTCTGGAGCCATGATGGCCAGCGCGGTGATCAGTCAGGCGGGACGTTAGCGGACATTTACAAGCGCGGCGGCCTCAACATGCAACCAAGCTGGACGACGTTCAAAGACGGCGGTTACAGCTTCCAAGGTGGCATCGCCGCAATGGAAGAAAGGTTCTCCAAGGGCAAGCTACTGTTCCCCAAGTGGGAGCCTGATCTTTGGGCGGAATACGATCAATATCATACCGACCAAAACGGCCTCATCGTGAAAATCGACGATGATTTACTCAGCGCCATCCGCGGCTCGGCGATGGGAGTTCGCCATTTCCGCCAGATGGACCCAAAAAGCAACGGCGGCTTTGCTCGCCATGGCGACAATGGGGCGGCCCTCAACAGCGCCGAAGCCATTCGCGAACGAAACGACTTCAACGTTTTCACGGGAGAATAAAATGACGATCCTCGACACAGCCGCCGGCTTCGCACGCGACGCCATGAAGCAACTGAGGCGCAAGCGCGTCTCCAATCGCGCCCTCAACACGAAGCACGCGATTGAGCAGCGCAACGATTTTGATTTGTTCACCGGCGAGGGGCGCGATCACAAGGGCATTGGCCCAAACGGGTTGCCAGCGGGAACAGCCTACATTTTTTCCGATCGGGCTTCGCCCCGCGAGGATGACAATCCATGGGGAGACTGATCGATGCCAAGTGTAAAAATCAAGAGGGCCGAGGCTAATGACCGACTGGCCCATCAGCGCCGGTTGAAGGAAGGCAAGACCGCTAAACTGGCGAAGGCCGCTCAGAGCGCCACGCCCGCACAGGTGGAGCAACAGGCCGACAATTAAAAGAAACGGCGCAAGGTTATGAGACCCGCGCCGTCCAAATTCTCATCGACACATACCGGCTTAGCAGGCCGGACCACTAGGGATCTGTAACATGCCTATCTCCGATGAAAATGTCAATGCCGCCGCGCCGTTGCCGGACGCCCTCAAACCGTTGATGAGGGACCGCCATTGGGTTCTGTGGCGCTGGGAAGCGAAGGCTAACGGCGACGGCCGCACCAAAGTTCCTTATCAGGCGCTTGTCCCGCAATTCAAAGCCAGCTCCACAAGTTATATGACCTGGGCGAACTACGCCGAAGCGTGCGCAGCGGCAGGCGAAGCGGACGGCCTCGGCTATGTGCTGACCGACGACCCATGCGCGGGCTACGCAATCGCGGCGTTCGACCTGGACGGTTGTCGGGATGCCACGACGGGCAAGATCGCCCCTTGGGCGCGCGATATAGTCACGAAGGCCAACGCCTATTGTGAAGTGACGCCATCGCAGACAGGCTTGCGGGTTCTCGGCCTCACTGCGGATGATAGCGCCAAGGTCCATATACTGCGCAAAGGCCCGAACCATGGGTTTACGCGCGCCAGCGAGGGGATCGAAATCTACCGGCATTGCGAGCGATACATCGCGATGACCGGCGATCAAGTCGGCGACTGCGCCGAACTCCCAAATATCGATGCTGTCATCAACGAGTATGTGGAGCGCTACGGCGGCAAAGCGGGTTCCACAAATGACGAATTCGATTGGAACAAAAGCGACAAGGACGAATTCAATCCTTTCGACGAAGGCGCTGCGATTGCGCATCTCAGCAATAAAAAACATTCGGAGGACCGTAGCGCTGGCGCTTTCTGGTTCATGAAGCTGGCGAAAAAGCGCGGCTATACCCCTGAGAAGCTCGTCGCGTTGATGCTCGATAATCCCACGACGCTGATCATGGGGCATTACGATGGCGGCGATAGCGCAGTAAGCGAAGAGAAGGTGAGGGCCGACGTGCGCCGGGCCTTCACAAAGAAAGACGCTGCGCAACCGAAAATCAGCGCCGAACAAGTGTTCCGCATCCCAGACAACAGCATGGAGGCCGACGCCTCAGCGCCCCGCGTCATTCAAGTGAGGGGCGGCGCTCTGCCGCATGTCGTCAACGAAGCCGAGGCGGCGCTGATCGAACAGGAAACCGGCATTTTCCAGCGCGGCAATATGATCGTGCGGCCGACGATTTCGCAAATCGAGGTTGCCGATCAAAAATCCGACAAGGGGACACGATTGGTTCAAGTCAAACTGCCGGGCATGATCAAGCATATGACCGCGGCGGCCGACTTCCAAAAATTCAGCAAGCAGTCGGATGCGTGGCTCTCGATTGATTGCCCGCAGCCGGTCGCCGCCGCCTATCTTGAAGCGGAAGGCGAATGGAAGTTGCGGAACCTCATAGGCGTTGTGAACTCCCCTACCTTGCGTGCGGATGGCACGATCCTTGATCGGCCCGGCTATGACCGGGCGACGGGGCTGCTTTACAGCCCAAGGGCGATGAAGTTCCCGATGGTCCCAGCGAAGCCGTCGCAGGAAGACGCCAGGGCGGCGCTGAGCCTCCTTAAGCGCCTCATTGCCACATTCCCCTTTACATCCGACGCCAGCCGTTCCGTGGCGCTCAGCGGCATGCTGACGGCGATGGTGCGCCGATCGCTTGCGACTTCGCCACTGCACGGCTTCACGGCTCCCGTGGCGGGCTCCGGCAAGAGTAAGCTTGTGGACTTGGCGGCCTTGCTGGCGACGGGAAGCCTTGCCCCGGTGATTGCACAAGGACGGTCGGAAGAGGAAACCGAAAAGCGGCTGGCGTCGGCCTTGATTGCCGGCGACGCGGTTATCAGTCTCGACAATTGCACAGAGCCGTTGGCGGGCGATTTGCTTTGTCAGGCGCTCACGCAACAAGTGCTGCGCCCGCGCATCCTTGGGCAATCGAGGAATGCGGAAGTCTTGGCCAACGCGGCGATGTTCGCAACCGGCAACAATCTCAGCGTGGCCGGCGATATGACGCGGCGGGTGCTCCGATGCGAAATCGATCCAAAAGTCGAACGGCCGGAGCTTCGCGAATTCGCCAGTGATCCCGTGAACGTCTTGCGTAAGAGCCGCGGCGCTTATGTCGTGGCCGCTCTCACGGTCCTGAGGGCTTTCATCCTTGCCGATCGGCCGACCATGGGGCTGAAGCCGCTTGGCGGTTTTGACGAATGGTCTTGCCTTGTGCGCAATTCCCTTGTGTGGCTCGGGGAAGCCGACCCTTGCGACACAATGGAAGCGGTCAGGGCGGGCGACCCGGAACGGGAGCAGTTGGCCGTAGTGGTCCACAACTGGCATGAGGTTCTAGGCGATCGCCGGGTGACTGTTAAGCAGATCATCGCCGAAGCGAACAAGACAGTGCCGGGCAAGAGAGAGGCGCGCGAGGGCTTGTCTGACGCCTTCATGGGAATGGCCGCCATCGGTGCGCAGCATGACCGAGGGATCGATCCCCTGCGGCTGGCGAAATACCTTTCAAAAATGAAAGGGCGAACGGTCGACGGCCATAGGATCGTGCAGGAAGGTGGGTCCCATGGCATTCGCTTGTGGCAACTTCAGTCGCAGCGGGCGTGAAGGGAGCTAGGTGGCGTAGGTGGCGTAGGTGG